TGATTGGGACGGCGCGCCGCTTATTCCCGACAATCAACCGACAATCAACCCGAGCGCCAAAAAGCCAAAAATGGCCGTCGCGGCCGTCGCGGCGATGATCGACAGCTTGGCGCTGAACGCAATAATCAGCGACCCCGAAACCGCCAAGGCGTCCATCCGTGCGCAGATTAACGAGCAGAATCCGAAGCGCCTCGATTTGACGTTCACTATTCAGGTCTCGGGCAACTCGAACATCATTTCCGTGGACCTTAATTTCGGGTTCTATTTCGGCCAGCCGCAGATAGTGGCGTAATTTAAAGGGGAACAATTATGGCAGCCGTGGGCGGGTCCATTGAATCAGTAACATTAGGCGGACGAACTTTTGCCGTTGCCGCAGACGCCGAGGCACAGCGAAAACTTGGCGGTTTTGAAAACGAGATTATGGCAAACGGGGACGGCGGGGCGCGCTTGATTAAAACGCGCGTGCCAATGTCAATCGCGGGCCTGACGGTCGAGGTCGACGACGACCGTGGAGACCACGAGTATTTGCAGGACATCGCCAACGGGAACGGCTTTTTTGCGGTCACCATTACCTACGCGTCCGGCAAAACCTACCAGGGCAACGCGCAGATTTCGGGCGAGCTGCAGGCCAGCAGCCAAAACGCGACAGCCGCGTTTGATCTATCTGGGCCGGGTCTTTTGACGGTTCAGTAAAGCGAGCAACTGTAGGGCAGTAACGCCGCGCGGGGGCCCTATCCCTACACCCGGAGCAATCCGGGGCGCGGCGACTTTTAAATAAATAGGGCGAAAATCATGTCAGATCCAAAAATTATCAAAGAAATGGCGGAACAGGAATTCGATCGTTTTATCGAAGCAATGGATATCGAAGCCGATCCGCTAGAAATGGACGACGAGGACAAAGAGCAGTTCAAAAAGCAAAAGTCGCTTGTCGTCGCGCGCATTATGGCGGGCAATGTGATCATCGACGACGCGGGCCAACCGGTCTACACCGTGAAGCAAGGCGACGGCGACCCGATCACGTTCTACGAGCCGACCGGCGCGTCCCTGATGGCGATGGACCGTAAGAAAAAGGCCGAGGACATCGGCAAACTCTACGCGACTATGGCCGACATGACAAAGCAGCCGATTAAACGGTTCGCCGGCATGAAGTACAGAGATTTAAAAGTCTGTATCGCGATAACCTCGCTTTTTTTGGGATAGTCCGCACGCCCCTGGTGCGGTTCGGAGACGATCGGAAGCTAGACAAGGGGGGCCACTGCCTGGCGCCGGTATATTCCGAGATGATTCGACAGGTCTGCAGGGATTACTCAGGCATACCGGACGCGAGAACGCTGTCGCTTTCCGATATCCGATTCTTTTTTGAGGGGATCCGCGGAGAACTAAAACAGCACACAAAACCGAAGGGGTAGGGCATGGCGGGGCGTTTTTCAATAGAGGCAATATTCCGAGCTGTTGACCGCGTCAGCGCGCCTATATCCCGTATGCAGAACAGGGTCGGACGGTTCACCCGATCAATGTCTCGGGGCCTACGAAGCGCGAACCGCATGGTCGACGGCCTCGTGAGGGGCATGGGGCGCGGCGTTAAAACCGTGGCCAAGTTTGGTGGCGCAATAATTGGCCTCGGCGCCGCCGCCGCAATTACCGCAATGAACCGCGCGGCCGACGCGGCCGATTCTCTCGCGAAACAGTCGCGGCGTTTGCAATTTCCGATCGAAGCGCTGCAGGAGTGGAAGTTCGTCGCAGAGCAATCTGGAGTCAGCAACGAGCTGCTGGACAACTCTTTCGGGGCCTTTTCAAAACGGCTCGGGGAGGCAAAAGGCGGTATGGGTCCGCTTGTTTCTGGCCTTAAAAAATTAAACCCGGAACTGTTAAAACAAGTAACCAGCGCCGACAGCATATCGGACGCGTTCGGCCTGTACATTAACGCCATAAGGGACGCGGACAGCGCCACGGAAAAAGCCGCGCTCGCAAATGCGGCGTTTAGTCGTTCGGGCCTTAACCTCGTGAACATAGCAGACAACAGCGCGAGCTCAATTAAAAAAATGCGAGAGGAACAGCGCGAAAACGGCAACATTACCATGCAGCAGGCAGTCGCCGCCGAAGCGTACAACGATTCTATAAACGCGTTAAAAAAGAGTTTAATCGGCATGATTCAGCAAGTCTTACTGCCGATGCTGCCCGCGATTACAAAAATGTTAAAAGCCTGGCGCGATTGGGTAGTCGCAAATAAAGAAATGATACAAACAAAAATCGCGACGTTTATCGAGGATCTAAAGTCGCAGATTAAGGCGCTTGTTTTAGCCGTCGTCGAGTTTAACAAAGAGTACAACATCGCCGACCTGCTCGGCGAGGGACTGGACAAGCTCGGCCGTTTTGCCGGTTTCTTAAAGCGTAACGGGGTAATGATTCTTTCACTTGTGGGTGGCGTCGTGGCGCTCTCGTTGGTGCTGAAAACAATGGCCGTTGCTATGGCCGCGGTAAACCTTGTTATGTCTTTAAACCCGATCGGTCTAGTGGTGCTGGCGATTGCCGCGCTGGTGGCGGGAATAATTTTATTGATTAACTATTTTGGCGGGTTTGAGGCAATAGCCGAAAGCGTAACGTCCGCATGGTCCGGCGTCGCGGCGTTCTTTACTGACCTATGGGGCGGCGTAATGGACACGTTCGCCGACGCTTGGGACTTTATAGGCGAGATTGTGGATAAGATAAAAGGCGCGGTTGATTTCGTGGCGAACGCGGCGGGCCGTGTTAGCGACGCTGCCGGCAGCGCGGTTGACTCGGCAAAAAATACCGTATCCAATGCCGCGTCTAAGGTCTCTGGGTTCTTTGGTTTTGGCGACGATAACGCCGCGGTAAACGTTGCGCGTCCAAACAGGGCCGCAAACGACAGCGGAGACGCGCAGCAGATCGCCGGCGGCGGGTCCGGCCAAATGGTCAGCCCGCAGGAACGCATCGCCAGGAGCGTCGAGGAGACCCGTTCGACGTCTAGCTCCGAAGTGACTATTCGCGACGAAACTGGTCGGGCGCAAGTTACGCGCGGTAAGATGGGCGCGGGCTTAAAACTGCAGCAGTCAGGGGCGTTTAACTGATGGCATGGAACGACAGGATCAAAGAAGCGGCCTACACCTCGCCGAGCGGCGTCCGTACCCTATTTGATTACGAGGACGTCAGCCGCGAATTTGACAAAAAAACCACCGCGTTTAATTTTCCAGACGCCGACGGCACCTATGTTCAGGATCTCGGAAAAAGCGGCCGTCGCTACCCGTTGCGGCTATTTTTTTGGGGCGGCGATTACGATCTGCGAGCCGCAGCGTTCGAGGACTCTTTAGGCGAGCGCGGGGCCGGCCGTTTAGAGCATCCAGTTTACGGCACGGTCGACGTCGTTCCGTTCGGCACGATTACCCGGCGGGATGATTTAAAGACTGCGGCAAACCAGGCGGTTATAGAGCTGGCTTTTTTTGAAACGATCGGTCTGGTTTACCCGACGCAACAGTCCGACCCGGGCAGCCAGGTACTCCAAGCGGTCGACGAGTACAACGCTGCAGCGGCGGAGGATTTCGCCGACGGCCTATCGACTGACACCGCAGGCAAGCGCGTTACCTTAAAAAATACGTTTGAGTCGTTGCTTGGGTCGGTTAAATCTGGTTTGCAGACCGTGGCCGACACTCAGGACAATGTGCGAAAGCAGTTCAACGCGGTAAACGATTCAATCAACAGCAGTATCGACGTGCTGATCGGCCAGCCGCTTAACTTGGCTTTTCAGACGTCGATACTAATCCAGGCGCCGGCGCGCGCGCTTGGCTCAATAACGGCTAGGCTGGACGCTTACGGAAATCTGGCGAACTTAACCATTTCGGGCAACCAACCCGCCAACGAAAATAATTTTAGGGCGCGCGATTTGACCGCGTCCGGCGCGGTTACCGGTTCCGTTTTGTCCGTCGTAAACAACCAATTTGACCGCAAAACGGACGCCCTCCAAGCGGCCGAGGACGTACTGGCGCAGTTTGAACGTGTGAACACGTGGAAAGACGACAACCTGGTCGGGCTCGACATCGTCGACACCGGTGCGGCCTATCAACGGCTGCAGGAAGCGGTCGCACTAACGGCCGGCTTTTTGGTCGAGATCTCTTTCAGTCTAAAACAGGAGCGGCGCGTAGTCCTTGACAGGGCCCGAACTATTATTGATCTTTCCGCCGAGCTTTACGGCAGCGTCGACGATCAGCTCGACTTTTTAATCTTGTCGAACGGCCTGTCCGGGTCCGAAATTTTAGAGCTGCCGAGGGGTCGAGAGATCGTTTATTATGTATAGGGTCCAGCAGGGCGACACGTACTCCAGCATCGCCCGCAAAACTTACGGGGACGACCAGCAGGCCGCCAGGATCCGACGCGCTAATCCGGGCGTAATTGAGCCCCTGGTCGTTGGCGCGCAAATAGTAACGCCGGCGGATCCAGCAGCGCCAAGGGACAAGCCGCAGCAAGCGCCCGCACAGGCCGAGAACGAGGTCGCGTTGCTGATCGAGGGCTCGCGGTTCCGGTTTTGGGACAACATGCGCATAACGCGGTCTATTGACGCGATCGACACCGTAGAGTTCGGCGCGCCGTTCGACTCAACAGCGGCCGGCATGCGCGCCACGTTCCAGCCGTTCAGCTACAAACCGGTCGAAATTACTGTCGGGGGCGAGCTGCTGTTCTCCGGGACTATGGTCTCGGTAGACCCGGTAATCGGTAGCGAGTCGATCACCATCGCCGCCAGCGCGTACTCGTTGCCGGGCGTACTTAACGACTGCACGCCGCCCGCCTCGTCTTTCCCGATTGAATTTAACGGCCAGGACTTGCGGGGCATAGCAACGGCAATCGCGGGCGACTTTGGGATCGCGGTAGAATTCTCGGACGGCCCGGGCCCTGTATTTGAACGCGTGGCCTGCGACCCCGGCAAAAAAGCGCTGGCCTTTTTGGTCGAACTTGCGCAGCAGCGTAACCTGATCGTAACGAACAACGCCGCCGGCGCGCTTGTATTTTTCCGACCCGCTGCAGTCGGCCCGCCCGTGGCTCGGTTGCGCCAAGGCGACAGCCCGGTCCTGTCCGTAACGCCCTCGTTTAGTCCGCAGCAGTATTACAGCCACGTGACCGGCATCGAGCCCGTCGTCGTGGGGTCCGAGGGCTCGCAGTACACGGTTAAAAATCCAAGGCTTGCCGGTGTACTGCGACCGATCAGTTTCGCCGCTAGGGACGCCGAGGGTGGCGACGTGCGCGAGGCCGTGGAGTCAAAAGCCGCTCGCATGTTCGGCGCGATGGCCGCGTACTCGGTCAGCGTGTCGACCTGGCGCGATTCGCTCGGCAGTATATGGGCGCCAGACACCATCGTAACGCTCGAAGCGCCCGACGCAATGGTCTATAGTGCGTTCAGTTTTATAATTCGGTCGGTCTCTTTTGACCGCGACGGATTTAGTGAGACCGCGACGCTGGATCTAGTCATACAGGGGTCGTTTAGCGGGCAGCAGCCGGAGGCCTTGCCGTGGGAGGGGTAGCAAGAATACTGTCGTTTGTGCGCCGAGTGCGTCGGGGCGCTAACGTGTCAGACGCTAAAGTCGACACCGGTGGCGGCCCGAACATAACGGCCGAACATTTCTCGACGCCAGGCGACGACAGTCACCCGCTACCGGGCGATTTCGTTTTACTGGTGCAAGTACAGCAGACCGGCCGATCGGCCGCTGCGGGCTACCTGGACCCGCTCAACGAGCAAACGGCCGGACCGGGAGAGCGTCGTCTCTACGCGCGCGACAGCGACGGCGCTATAGTATCGACAATCTGGCTAAAATCCGATGGCTCTGTACTGGCGCAAAACGCCGGCGGGTATTTTGAACTGCAAGCGGGCGGGGCTTTTATTGCCAACGGCGCCACCGCAACAACCGACGGGGACGTGGTGACGTCGGATGGGGTTAGCCTCCGGGACCACACGCACATCGGGAACTTTGGGTCACCAACCAGCAAACCAATCATTTAGGGGTATTTAAAAATGGCAATCGCATACGTTACGGCATTAAGAAACTCAAGAATGGCGGAAGTAACGGCAGAAATTGACGCCGGGTCCGCCGGGGGAACCATCAAAATTTACAACGGGACGCGGCCCGCAACGGGCGGATCCACAACGACTCTGCTGGCGGAGTTAACTTTTGCCACTACCTCTTTCGGCGCGCCCTCGTCGGGGATTATTACCGCTAATACTATCAGCCCTGACACCGACGCCAACGCAACCGGAACGGCTAGCTGGTTTAGGCTAGCGGACTCGAACGGTTCTTTTGTGGCGGACGGCACCGCGGGTTTGACCGGGTCGGGGGCCGACCTAGAGTTAAACTCCGTTAGTATCGGCGCCGGGCAAAGAGTGGAAATAACCTCTTTTTCAATTACCGAAGGCAACCCCTAAAAAAGGCGTAGGCTATGACGGTCCTGGCGCTCGTCGAAAGCGGCGACAGTCGCGTCGAGTGCGGAGCGGTCGGGGCGCAGTGCACCGGAAAGGTAACGTACATCGCCGTTTCTGCGGTTAAGTTGGTGATGTGTGGGGACACTGGCGCGGAAGCTGGCGAGCCCGGCGCCTTTTGCACCGGGCTAATAATTGGCGGAACAATTCAAGAACGGCCGGACGTTGCCGCAGCGGTCGGCGCTTCCGACGTAAAAACCGGAATTGCCGACGTAACCGAAGGCCCGGACGCAACCAACGGCTCCGGTCGCATCGTAAGTGTTGCAGCTGGTGACGTAACCGAAGGCCCGGACGCAACTAACGGCTCCGGTCGCATCGTAAGTGTTGCAGCTGGTGACGTAACCGAAGGTCCGGACGCAACCAACGGTTCCGGTCGCATCGTAAGTGTTGCAGATAGTGACGTAACCGAAGGCCCGGACGCAACCAACGGCTCCGGTCGCATCGTAAGTGTTGCAGCTGGTGACGTAACCGAAGGCCCGGACGCAATCAACGGCTCCGGTCGCATCGTAAGTGTTGCAGCTGGTGACGTAACCGAAGGCCCGGACGCAACCAACGGCTCCGGCCGCATCGTAAGTGTTGCAGCTGGTGACGTAACCGAAGGCCCGGACGCGACCGACGGCTCCGGTCGCATCGTAAGTGTTGCAGCTGGTGACGTAACCGAAGGCCCGGACGCGCCCAGCGGTTCGGGCCGTATTGTGACCGTCGGAACGGCGGCGATACTTGAGTCGCAACCCACTTCCGTTGGCTGCGGCGAAGCCGGCGCGCAAGCCGGCGAGCCTACCGCCGAGTGTACCGGCCCAGATGCTAGGGTCTGCGATATTACGGTCGCCTTGGGTTTTGTTTCAACAGCTGCAGCTGGTGACGTAACCGAAGGCCCGGACGCGGCCGACGGCTCCGGTCGCATCGTAAGTGTTGCAGCTGGTGACGTAACCGAAGGCCCGGACGCAACCAACGGCTCCGGTCGCATCGTAAGTGTTGCAGCTGGTGACGTAACCGAAGGCCCGGACGCGCCCAGCGGTTCGGGTCGCATCGTAAGTGTTGCAGCTGGTGACGTAACCGAAGGCCCGGACGCGGCCGACGGCTCCGGTCGCATCGTAAGTGTTGCAGCTGGTGACGTAACCGAAGGCCCGGACGCAACCAACGGCTCCGG